CAGACCGTGAGCGCTGTTCGACTGGATGAACCGCTCCTCACCCAACGGGCCAGTGTTCTGTGAGAACTTGGGATCGGCGAGAGGGCAGTCATCGTCGTGCTCGTAAGGGGCGAACTCCTCGGCGATGAAATTGAGGAGGTCGACGTCGTCTCCTAGATAACGGTTACGACCTTTTGGATTGACAGACCAGTTTCCCCCACCCTTGAATGCGAGATTGATCTTTCCCTTTTTTCCCTTTTCAGACCAGGCGTCTTCGACATCATTCGACGAGAGTCCTCGGGAATTGACAAATCCCTTCACACGCCTTTTTGTGTCGTGACCACCGGCACCAGGCACCTGGCGAATGCGGTCTCGGTCTTCCTCGCCCTCGGCGACCTTGACCTTCTTGTAGGTCGTCGTGTCGTCGGCGTCACCGATTGGATCGAACTTGCCGCGATCCCTCGCCTCCTCGTCGTCGGCGTATTCGCCGCCAGCCGTGCCCATCATCTGGTCGAGCACGCCGCCAATTCTGCCGCAGCAGCCCTTACGGGTCGGCTTCGAGCGCTTGATGATCTTCTTGCGAGCCGTCGCGAGGAAGGAATCGACGTCGGTCGACTCCATTTCCATGAGGGCCAGGTCGACCGAGTGACCGTCACCGCTGCGATCTTGGTGCTGCATTTCCATAATGAGACGGTCACGGGCCAGTTCTTCCTGGGCAGCGTCACCAGACAGGGAGTCCATGATCTCGTCCGGAAGCATCATGCCGCCACGACCGCCGGCAGTTCCGCCGTCCGTCATATTGAGAAGCTCTCGAAAGAGTTTGCGAGTCGCGTCGTTGTCGGCCATGAGATTCTTCTCCCTAGGCGGTAACTTCAAGCGGTTCCTTGATTCTAGCCCTAAGATCTGGAGGGGCAAGCGGAACTCGTAGGATGAATGAACCAAGACTCTCCCAAACTTGATGGGAGATTTGAGCCCCAGAGATGGGTGCTGAAGGTTCCGGTAACTTTCCGAGTCGACTGATGTGCATCTAACCACTCAACCCGGTGCGTTTGAGTAGTGATACAACCGTGGTGACACCGCCAGGGTTCGCTGGCTGCCGCTCGAACTGTTTTGTTATGCCGTCTCGACCAGGGGGAATCGGCTCAGGCTTGGGGATCTCAATCTCGCGCTTCTTCTTGTCAGGAACTACGCCGCGCTGCACAGAAACCAGCCCAACCTTCGCCGTGGTCGTTGCGGTTTTGTGGGGTTCCTTATCCCCAGGGGCCCCATTGATCGAAGAACCTGCGGGAAACTTCGAAAGAAAGGAGTTTCCTGTGACGTTTACCAACTCCAAGAGGAGAGGCCGACGTGCGTCCCATTCAGACATGACCGAGTGGACCAATTCGTGGCCTGGCGGTATGGGGGGACTAGGCTTGGTCGGGAACGAAGTATGGGTGTGCTCTGCTCCTGTCTTCAGGTTGCGGAGACGTCGCACGAGCACCTTGGGTGTCGAACGTCGCTTCCCTTCGATGCGCTCTTTACGTGCCGTGAACGCAGCGGCTAGGCTGTTTGCGTGACCACGATCTTCAATGCGCTTTGCGCGCCAGCGAACGCTCTCGTCTGGGTGATCCTTTCCCGGCATGTCATGTGGGATTCCGTAAGGGTTACCAGTCGGACGAACTGCCCCGCCGCGTTTCGGTGTTCGGATCATTAACGGGGGGAATTTCCCTCCCCTCGGGTTGTCTTTCTCCTTCTCTAGCTGAACTAAGTGAGTCTCCTGCTCAGTGTCCCGCGGGTTCACCTTGTGACGACGCTGCCAGATCTTATTCAAGATCTCGTGGGCCTCACCACTCGTAGCTTTCGCTACCTTAGCGTGAAGACCTGACGCGAACTCCTTACCCACCTTGTCGTGCTCACCCTCGATCTCGTGCGGGTGCTTCTTGCCTGACTCAGCGTCCCAGGTGGGCTTTCTCTTATGCACCGCACTCGGCGGATGGTGAGACCCCGATAAGTGAAGTACGAATTCTCGCGTCTGGGTCTGCGCGGACGGGGAGCGAGATTTAGCACTAGTCGCACGAGGTTCGCGTAAATCAGAATCTCCGAGTCGGATCCCACCCTTGGGCAAATCCTGGGTTTGAGACGTTGAGGCCCTCTTAAGGGGTGTCCGACCAGAATCAGACGCCCGTCTTGGTAAAACCCTCGTCTTAGTCCTTGTTGACGATCTACTGCCGCTACTTGGTACCCAGGGGTGCGCCAGGATCTGGGTCTCGTCTGTGCCATGAGGTCGTGCCTTGGCAGCAGCCGTCAATCCTTCGATGAGGAGCGGAAGACGTCCGAGGTTCATGCAGTGTTGCCCCGGTCGGTTAGTCGGAGATGATTTCGAGATCCATCTCCTCGACCGAGATCACGAGCGTCTGGATCGAGACATTGGACGACGTAGCGTCCATGTCGCCGGTTGGCTTGGCTTGCTTGCCCCAGCATTCGCGCAGTCGGGTCACACGTGTCGGGCTGCCATTGATGCCGAACTCGTCGGTGATGTGGTATTGCTGGAGCACCAACTCGGTGCGGTACTCCCGTCCACCCTGGACCACCTTGAGCACCCAGTTGAAGAAGTCGGAATTTCGCTTGAAGATCCCCTTCGACAACTGGACGTCGCCCACGGTCGGAACACCGGGGTACTTCTGCGTCCAGATCATGGTCCCCTCACGATAGGGGGCTTCCTCAACCGTGACGTCTGGCATGGAGACGGATGTGAATCCGGCTACTGCGTCCAGGTTGCCACCAGCAGGATCCACGAGATGGAATCGGAAATCGTGGTATGGGTCTGTCTCAACTGATCTAGCCATGGGGGTTTACGCTCCTAGGTGTTCCTTATACAAGGCGAACACCCTCTTCCTTTGCTCTCTAGACAGTTATGGTCGATGCTGGCTGAGACAACCTGAAGATGACAAATTCTGCGGGTTTCGCCGGAGAAAATCCGACGTCGATGATGACTTTGCCATCATTGATCGTCCCCTGGTTGTTGTTCGAGGCGTTGGCGACCACGAAGAACGCCTGGGCTTCAGTGACACCCGCGAAGTAGCCCTGGCGGAAGAGCGAGCCCATGAAGCCCTTGAGGGCGGTCTCGATCTTGATCCAAAGCTGTGGACCGTTGTTCTCGAAGATGGCCCACTGAAGCTGACGGTTGATCGCGTCCATGAGGTAGTTGTGAAGGAGACGCGCGTTGACGTATTTCCAACGGAACTCAGTGGACAGCGAACGAACGCCCCAGACCACGAAGCCTGTGGCGTCGCTGTTGAAGAGGGGGTTGATCCGACTCTGGTAGAGGTCGTCACGAGTTCGGATGTCGTTGACCTGGTTTCCGAACTCGGGTCCGATTGTGCCGTTGGCGTCCAGAGCACCGTCTTCGATACCACCAGGGCTCTTGCCGACGTTCTTGTTGAATGCCGTCTTGGCATAGACACCGGCGATGAACGGCGTCACAGGGATCAGTTCTGGTCGGTCGGTCACCTCGTTCACGAAGTAGACATTTGGCCAGTAGATCGCCGCCACCTTCGTATCGAACGCCTGGTCGACCAGGACGTACTTGATCGCCTCGTCCTTCGTGGTGCCGTTGGCGAAGCCGAGAATCGAGAAGCGAGTGTTGCGCGCCTCGGCGTAGTCCACCACGTCGGCCTGCACGAAGAGTGAACCCTCGAAGTCAGGGACGACCATGTTGAGTGGATCTTCGACGTCGTCGAAAGCGAAGATACCCTCGCGGAGATCCTCCAGAGATGGATCGGAGATGTCCGCACGCGTGACTGCCGTACCGTTGGTGCCTCCAGCGAGGGCGTAACGAACGAAGCTCGACAGCTTGACGTAGTTCGCCAGGACGCTGGTTCCGTTCGGAGGAGCCGAGTCCCAGGTGATGTCGAAATCACCAGTTGTGTAGTTGACGGTGTTCGTCCCAGCCGCGTCGACGTCGCCGATCAGGTTGCCGAGGCCATCGTCAGTGGCGACCTGCCCAGACTGGTAGCTGGCATCGATGGTCTCACCAGTCAGCGCTGCCGCGACCAACTCGACGTCGACCGTGCCGAGCACGAAGTCGGCCAGGTTTACGCCTACACCAACGTCGCCGGTCAGGTTGCCGTCCACATCGGACTCGATCACCATCAGGCGAATGAAGTCCATGTAGAACAGCGTGCCGGCCGTCGGAGAGACTGTCGTCGTGAAGGTCAGGGCACCAGCACCGGTTGGGGCCGTAACGCTGTCCACCAGATCGATGGTGCCGGCGGTTACTGCACCACCCAACACCGCGCCGACCTCCAGGTTGTCGCC